TTCCATACCCCATCTTATTCTAGGAGTTTTTTGAACTTCTTGCCATACTCTATTTGCTCTAGTAGTCCAACCTGTATTTTTTTTAAAAATTTGAACTAATTTTTCTTTTTTAAAATTTACAGCTTTCAAACTACTACCACTTTCATAATTTAAAGTATAAGTAATAATTTTTTTACCACCCATAGTTTGCCAAACTTTAATAGCTTTAGAATATAAAAAACTACAAGTTCCTTTTGGTGCATTGTCTAAAACACAGTTTCTGTTAATTTCTAAGGTTAATTTATTATCTAGTCTTCTTGAAACAGGTCTGCCTACAATAACTACACCCACCAACTCATTTTTAAAAATTGCTCCTAAACTAAATTTATGACCCTGACATTTTTTATTGTGTCTATGATATTTAGTAACAAATTCGTTTGCCTCTTTCAAAGATAATGGAACAACTTTTAAATTTTTTGCCATATTAAACTATATAATTCGTATCTACTCTTATCGGTTTAGACCAGTCGGATCTTTCAACAGGTTCTACGATTGCACCATATCGAACAGAGTCGCAAAAGTGTGATGCCCAGTTGTGTAAGGGTTTGTTTCTAAAACAATTATTTTTTTCATCCCATCGTTTGCAGTACGATTTTAATGCCTCAATTAACTTTTTGCAATTACTTTTATGAAAGTAACACTTCGGCAACATTCGTCTAACTTGCTCAATACCATCTTCTACACTAAGTTTAGGTGCGATGTCAAACTCTAACCCCATTTCCTTAGCTGTTTCCCACCTAGACTTATTGGTACCTATTTCTCTAACTCTAATATCATGGGGAGCTATATGCTTAGAATAGGTATAATTTTTTTCATCTATTACATTCAGGTAATGCTCTAATCCTTCACCTGAGTTTTCATAACAATCAATAATCCGAACCTCATCACCATGTCGTTGAGCAAAAGTTATGACAGTGCTATCGTTCATTCCTAGATCCCACCATGTTTCTACCTCTAGGTCAGGCTCAATGTCGAAATCTGTAATTCTATTTTTTTGCTCCAACTCCTCTATAGCCTTGCCGAAATAAGAACCTGAGATTCCAGCTTGGAATGAGCATTCAAATTCCTGAGCATAACTTTCTGCCGACATCGTTTCTTTAGCAGCATCTAATTCTTCCTGAGCTATGATTTTTGTTTCTGAGGCTTTGAACACTTTGGTAAACCAATCTTTATTTGTTTTAGCTTTCTCATGTAATTCAAAGAACCAGTTTCTTCCCATCGGTGTGCCTATGAAAATTGCAAAACCTTTTCTGTCCGATAAACATGGTCTTAAGATGGTATCAAAGAGGTCTGGCGAAAGGTTTTGTGTTTCATCGCACACTATCCCATCAAAATACTGACCTCTGATAGCACTAGAGTTCTCACCGCCAATAATTTGTATTCTGCTGTTGTTTACCGAAAAATCTACCCTTAGTTCCGACTCATTGAATTTTGTTCCTGGTATGGCAGAAGAAAATTGTTTGAGATAATCCCATGCAGTGCTTTTACCTTGCAATCTATATGGCGAAATAAAGGCATATCTTGGATATGGTTTTGTGTTCGTCAAAGCAGCTTTGATTAAGTGATTTATGGCGAAAACTGTTTTACCACCTCTACGATGAACTATGACAACATTAAATCGGTTCATATCGCATTTTTTGTGCAAAAAATTTTGAATTTCTCTTGGTTTGTAAGGAATTACAATTTGTTTCATTTTAAAACAAAACCCCCCTAATGAATTGTAGTGTTTGAGTCAGGATAATCGCTAGGTAAAACAAACTGAGTTTTTAAGAACTCTGAGAAGTCGTTAGCTTCTGCCTCATCTTCAAAACCTTGAAAGTGTGTAATCACAATCGGTTTTTTAGTTTTTTTATCTTTCATAATAAAGATTACTGTTTTTAGAAATGTGTCATCCATGTGTTTATACCATACATTAATTTTTATTTAGTCGCACAAAAAAAATCGGTGTATCGGTCAAATAAAACCCCACCAATTAGAAACCAAGAACCAAAAATCAACAAATTATTACTAACGATAATTTATGACTATCAATAGTAATTGTTCCGATAATTAATCGTTATCGGAAACTGTTGTATTTTATCAACAACTGTTGCATTTTTGCCACTACTCATGTGTATAATATGCTTTTTATGTGTGCAAGTTTTGCCAACACAATAGACTTATCAACACTTTTAGAACATTTTATTAACATAATTTAATCTGGTTTCATCCAAGAAATAGCTAAATTCTGGTCATTATTCGACCTTATTTGTAAAGTTTCAGCAGCTTTTCCATAAGTTTTAGATGATAATTTACTTGCAGACCACTGAGAATGTGCAGTTATAATTTTATAAAGATTAACTAAATTTTGTGCAGACTTAGGATCTACAAAACCATTTTCTATTTTTTGTTCCAATTCTTTTCTTTTGTCTTCAAGCTCTGACAATTTAAGATCAATAGCCAATTCTTTTGATTTAATATAACTACTCATCAAATTGTCATCATTAATTAAATAAGTTCTAAATGATTGCCAACTAATAGGAACGTCATCCCTTGAGAATAATTCTCTAATTGTCAGACCATCTGCAATTAAAGAAAGAATGTGAGCTTTTAATTTGTCTGTTAGTTTTCTTTTTCTTCCTGCCATTGTTTATAATAATTCTAAGGTGAGAGTCTAAGCACAGAAAGGAAAGAATTGAAAAGCCTAGACTCTCTAGTTAATTAACTTAATTGGCTAAAAACAACTAAAAGAGGGAGCTAGTAGCCAAGCAAAGAAATAACACAAGATATGGTATATTACAAATCAAAAGGTTTCTTTTTAGGAAAATTTGTTAAATCATCAAGTGTAATAGGATTAATCTTAATTTTGCCTTCAAACATTAAGCGATCTATTTCTTTTTGTACAGTCCAAGAACCAAACCTTTTATTGTCTACAATCCACCGCATCTGCTCTGCGGAGAGCATTCCCACTTTTAAGTCGTTTTGTATCTGTAAAACTATTTCAATTTTTTCGCCAGTGGTGTAGTCGTTACGATAGCTTAGTTGTAAAGGTTCATTATTATAGTAATAAATCATTCTTTAAACTTTTTAAAACCTTTAAACCCTTTCTTGTTATACATAGTATTGTTATACATAGTATTGTCTTTCTTAATACTAAGTAAATTATACTTACTCTCTTGCTTATTTAATACTCTATCACTTGAGTATTTTTTACTTAGTCTTATATCGTAATAATTAGCTGAGGCTTTTCTGTGGATAACTAAATAACCTGACTTTATAAGCTCATTTTTAGCCTTTTGCAGTGTGGACAGACAAATATCCAATTTTTTCAATAATGTGGCATTTCTTAAAGTTCTAAATTTTGGCGATAAATACCTTAAATAAATAAATAAGGCTTTAGCCTCCTTGCTAAGACCCTCATCAACTATTAATTGATTTGGTATCATTGTGAACCCTTTAGTAGTCATATAAATCCTTTCCTTGTAGGGTACTTATTTTATACTTAATCTCAAATCAATAAGAACATTTAGCGAACATATATTTTTATTCACTCTAAGCTTTTAACACTTGCAATATAGAACAAATGTTATATAAAAATAGTATGTTTAACAAATCAACAAAGGAAAGAAACATGAGAAAACTATCAGAAGCAGCTCAAGTAAATAAATTATTAAAAAAGAAAGCAAAGGAACTAGGTCTTACAGTTACTGGATCTAGTAAAAATTATAGTATGGGGGATCATGTCAAAATTAATGTTTTGAAAGGTTCTGATAATGCTTTCAAACTATTAAAAGAATATTCTTATCAATTTGAATATGGAAAATTTGATGGAATGAATGACATTTATGAAATTACAAACAGTAGAGATGATATTCCTCAGACTAAATATTTATTTATTCAAGATGAAAGAGCAAATCAAATTTTAGAATATTATGATGAAAATATATTCAGAACTGAAAAAAAATGGATGTGGTTTGATAATGAATTAAGATGTTATGAATGGATCAAGCAAATTAAAGATGAATTTAAAGATAACTGGCAAAAAGGATTAATGGATATTATGGAGGGTAAAGTTCAAAAATACAAAGTTTTAAATGCGTAGATCGAAACACCCTCATTCTTGGGGGTGTCTTGGGGTTACTCCTCAACTGATGAGATCAGAAACTAAAAGAAAGGACACATGAAAAACAAAGATTTTAATTTATTCAATCTTTTTAGCAAGACCTTCAAAGATCGTAAGATGTTTGGTTTCATTGGTTTCGATGAACTTGGATTTATGCCTAAAGTTTTAAAGCCAATAAGACAGACAGAGGAAGAAACCTTAGAATTACCAGAGGATTATTTTAATAGCTTAACAAAGGAAAGAAAATGAACAAAGAAGAAAAAATACATTATTCTGATTTAACAAATTTAATTGATGTTTGTTATAGCTGCAAAAGCCAAAATATTGATATTTCAAATAATGAAAAATCATTATGTAAAGATTGTGGTAGTGAAGATATTGGAGCAGAATTTCCACAAGATTTACTTTAACAAAAGGAGAGAAATGAACATAAAAGAATATGGAGTTAAAAAAACTTGGGATAAAAAATGGCAAACTTTTGCTAATGTAAAAGATGGAAAATATCTTATTCCTATAACTTGGTTAAATGGTAAATTTAAAAGTAAATCAAAAGCTATTGAATGGATAGAAACTCAAGTAAAATTATTAAGTTTAAAGGAAGATTAAATGACCAGAAATAAATTTGGACTCCCTTATATTTTTGACTATGTAAAAGCACAAGATCAAAGAAGGCTAGACAATCTTGATTATATGGTTAAGAATTGTCCTAATGATTTCAAAAAAATCTGGACTAGCAAAAGGAAAGAACTCAAGGAACAAATTGAAAAAAGAAGACGTAAAAGCCTTAACTAAAGAGCAACTGAAGGATCTTAAGGAAAAGATGCTAATATCAATTCTAAGGGGTTCTATGGCTTGTAATGGGGTATATTTTAACAGATATAAGAACTTTAAAGGAAAGGATAAATTATTATGCTTGAAACAATCATAGCAGTAGAGATTGCATTATTGATTTTTTATTATGCAACAAATTAAAAATAAATGTTTAAACTGCAATAAAACTTTTATTGATAATACTAAAAATAAAGTAAAAAAATATTGTAGTAAATATTGTGGAGGTTTTTTTTTAAGTAAATTTAAAAGAAAATTTAAAGATGTTGAGGAAAAAAATTGTAAAATTTGTAATAAAAAATTTAAAGATAAATCCAAAGGAAAAACAAAAAAATATTGTTCAAGAAAATGTTGTTTAATATTTTGGAGAGTGTCTGGCAAACGAAAAGAAGCATTAAAAAAATATAGGCAAACTAAACATTGTAAGGAACAACAGAAAAATTATAGATTATCAAAAAAAGGTATAAAAAAAAGAAAACAAAACGCTAAAATTCTTTGGCAAAATATAAAACTTGCAAGAAAAATTAAAAAATTAATTAAAAATAATATAAAATTAAATTTAAAACAAAAACAACATTTGAAAAGATTTGATAAGTATGTTGTTAGGATTAATAAAGAACAAAGAAAATATAGAAGCAATCCAAAAGTATTAAAAAGAAAAAAAATTTCAGATAAAAAATATAATTCTAATCCTATTAATAAAGAAAAACAAAGATTATATAGAAAAAAATATTATTCTACTGACGAAGGTAAAGCAAAAATGAATGCAAAAACTAATAAAAGGAGAGCAGCTAAATTAAATGCAATAGTAGCTTGGACTAATCTTGAAAAAATAAAAGAAATATATAAAAATTGTCCAAAAGGTTATCATGTAGATCATATTGTTCCATTACAAGGTGAAAACGTCTGTGGGTTTCATGTAGAAAATAATTTGCAATATTTGATTGCAAGTAAAAATATTAGTAAAGGTAATAAATATAGTGAATGAATATTTATGGAGATATGCGAACTTGTATTAAATGCAAAATGAAAGCTGATGTTGTTGAAAAAGGAAAAGATTATTGTGCTGAATGTTGGTTTCAATATTTCTCTGGCGAAACTATGGAGCAATACGAAAAAAGGCAAAACGAATTAGAAGAAAGGAGAAAGAAAAAAAATGAAGATAACTCTTGACTCTAATGATGTTGAATTAGCTTATACAACTGCTCAAAGAAGGTTTATTGGTAATGTAAGAATGAACAAAGGCTTTTCTTATGGTTATAATAAAAACTTAAAGAATCAATTATATGATGGTTTCTTAGGTGCTATGGGAGAAATTGTATATGCAAAAGCTACAAATAGTTATTTTAATGGTTCTTATTCTGACAATAATGAGTTTTATTCAAAATCTGACTTTCAAAACAATATAGAAATCAGAACACAAGACAAAAAATCTTATAATTATCTGCTTATTAGACCTGGAGAAAAGCAAGGAAAGTATTTTTTAATAATTAAAGACAACGACAAAGATTATAATTTTACAATGAAAGGTTGGTTTTTATATAAAGATGATTTACCACCTGAAAAACTATCTAATTTTGGGTATCAGGACAGACCTGCTGCATATAAAATTGAAATAAATGAACTAACACCTATGGAGGAAGATGTCAGACAAGATAAATTTTAAATTATTTAAACCTTTTGGTTCTACCTTAGCAAAGGCAACACTGCCTATAGAACTATTAAAAGATTTTAAAGCGGATCTAAAAAAAATTAGAGAAGATAAACAAAAACAAAAAGACCATGATTGGAGTCAAAGATTAGTTGGTGCAGTAAAAGAAGAATATTTAATTACTCCAGAAGTTTTATTGAAATGGAAAAGAGCTTTCTTTGATCCAATTATGGTTTCTTATACTAATGCTCATTTTAAACATGATAAAATTAAAAATATTTTAATTAATTCTGCTTGGTATGTAATACAAAAATCAGGCGATTATAACCCTATGCACAACCACTCTGAATATGTAAAAGGGAACTATACTTTAAGCTGTGTTGGTTATTTAGAGTTACCTGAGTCTATGAAATCAACCGACAATGCTAAAGCACATAATGATTTTAGCGGTCAAATAGAGTTTTCTGAGGGATCTGAAAATATGTTTTCTGATAGTAGACACCGAATCAATCCAGATGTTCGCCAATGGTTTTTGTTTCCTAATTATTTAATGCACTCTGTATATCCTTTTAAATCTGACAAAGATGATGAAAGAATATCATTTAGTTTCAACGCAACTGTAGTATTCGACAATGAATATAAACCCACAAATTGAATTTTATTTATACATAATATTGACAATTTTTGTTCTAATCTATATTAAAATTAACTATGCTTAAAAAAATTGGAGAGGAATGGAAAACTAGAGAAGAAGGCGGTTGTTTTACAGCAACGCATTTATCACCAAGTCAATTAAATATGAATACTGACCAATGGCATTACAATTACAATGTTTTAACTGCTGTTGAACGAAAAAAGCTCCCTGCAAACTTAAAAATGATCTTCGGTGGGTTGGTAGGTCAAGCACTACAAGATTTAATTACTGAAAAATTAACTATTGAAGAAGTGATGAAAGGAAAGAAATGAGCCAAGAAATATTAAGTAAGTTTGCACAATTACAAACTGAAAACAGAAACCAAAAACAAGAACTAAAAAGATATTCTCAGATGCTACTTGCAAGAGATGAAGAAATTACAAAACTTAAAAAACAAATAGATGATTACCAACTTGGTGAAAAGATGGTTGCTAAGAACCAAAGCTATTTAGAATCTAAAGCACAAAAAGATATTGACCAAGTAAAACAAAATCAAAAACTACAACAAAGGAAGGATAATGAAACTAAAACCACAAACAGAAGAAAAAAGTAAAGGCGGATTTAAAGAAAGACGCAAAGATTGTCTTATGAAATCTAAAGATATTCCTACAGTAGATATTAAAGGAAAGAAATATTCTACTGTAAACGAAAGACATAGACATCTTTTGCAATACTTTCCTGAAGCTAGATTTAATGAAGAAATACTTTTCCATGATAATGAAAGAGTAGTTGTTAAAACTGAATTACATATTGGTGAAACTATTTATGCAGTAGGTCATGCAGAGGAACATAGAAACGCAAACTTTATTAATAAAACAAGTGCATTGGAGAATTGTTCCAGTAGTGCATTAGGTCGTTGCATAGCTGCCTTTGGTTTATCAGGTTCAGAATATGCTAGTGCGGAAGAATTAGTAAATGCTTTGAATAATCAAGGCACAACTAAATCAGTTTCAATTAAGGATGAAATAAAAAAGCAGACAACAGAAACTAAACTAACTGCTTTATATTCTAATTGGAAAAAAGAAAATGATTCAATAGAAAAATCTTTTGAATCACAACAAACAAACATAAAAAAAAATGGAGGACAAAATGTCAAACAATGGTAGTGGTAAGCAGAAGGATTGGGTATTGTTTCCTTATGATGCCAACAATGAAAAAGCCATCAAAATTGATTTCTCAGGTAATGTTACTTTAGACAATGGTAATAAAGGAACTATCTTAGGTGTCAAAGGACAATCAAAAGATGGTAATACTAAGTTCCTTAAAGTCTATGCTCAGGTAGGAGTTTTATTTAAAGGTGATGATAAATTTACTGGTGAAATGAACTATGCCGAAGCTGGAGGACACAAAGGTTTAATCGGATGGTTAAATGAATCTGGTAATATTTTATCTGGTTATAAAAACGATCCTAAACCAAAACAACCAAAACCGCAGAGTAAACAAATACCTTTCTAAGTGAAAGTTGTTTACTTAGTTTTAGCTTTATTGACAGGTGAGAGTTATGTTTTACACAAGGTTAAGTTTGAAACTACTCTCACTTGTGATGAGATACATGAGGCAGTAATTGAATTTAAAGAAATACAAAATAGGACATACCCAATATACAAAAACAAAGTTGCTTTTGCACATTGGTGTTTAGACGAACAAGGAAATTATTATTTAGGTGCAGAATATGAATGACAATGTAAAATTTATTAACGAACTAGAAAGATTGCTAAACCAAAAACAAAATGACTATGGCGATTTTGACCATACCTCTTATGTAATGGTTGGTATATTAGAAAAATATTTATCAGTTTATAATAATGTTGAGGTCAAAGTACCTCTAAAAGTATTTGGTTTATTTATGATTTTTTTAAAATGTTGGAGAGTCATGCAATCCAAAGAATACAAAAAAGATAACTTTGACGATATAAATGGATATACAGAACTATTAAGGAGGCTAGTAATAAATGAGCAAAAAAAGGAGTAAAAGACCTATGACACCAAAGATGTTCAAACTATTGCAATTTATTAAGAATTACACTAAAAAGAACAAGTATAGTCCAACTTTTTCAGAAATGGCTTTAGAGTTGGGTTATAAAAGTAAAAATTCTGTTTCTTCTTTACTAAAAAAATTAGAAGAAAGAGATGAAATAAAAAGAGATTATGCAGGTTATAGTCGGAATATTGAAATAAATGGTTAAAGTAATTAAAACATCTGATCTTGAGTTAGCTGCTAATTTCGAAGAAATTTTTGATGGTGCAACTGTGGAAGAGGCAACAGAAAAAGCACATAATCAAAAAATGCCTAGTGAGTCTGCAAAAGTAAATATCACCGATACCAGGCTTGTTAAGGCACACATTAAACTAATCGGTGAGGAGAATGATGAGCTTAAGAAATAGCAATGTTCGTTTATACACTAAGCTAGATAAGGCACACAAAAAGATTTTTGGTGCTAAAGATAAAGGAAGACAGTGTGTAAATACTCTAAAGGCATTCAAAGAGTACAATCAGTTGTACCGAAGAATTGTCGAAGCTGAGAACAAAGATGCTAGATTTTTATATACTTAATTAAGTATATCTAAAAAGTTGCATTTATACTTAAGGGATTCTATACTCTAAATTAAAGGAAGGAAACAAAATGAAACTATCACCCAAAGCTAAGAAGAACCTAGTAGAAGACAATCAATTCTATATTGATCTTGGAAAGAAACTAAGACTTGCAAGACGAACTAAGATAAATGAGTTTACTGGTAAGGAAAGTTTTATTAGCCAAACTAAAGTTGCAACTGCACTTAAAACTACATTTCAACAAATAGGTAAATATGAGAAAGGTGAAAACCGAATACCTATAGTCAATCTAATAAAGATAAGTAAGTTTTTAAAAAAACCATTAAGTTATTTTTTAGATGATTGGCAAGACAATAATACTATTGCTGATAAATTTAATCAAAAGTATGAGAAAGTTATTTTTGATTCTGATTATGAAGAAAAAATAGCTAATTCTATTTACTCAGGTTATTCAAGTAATAAATAGTATGTTTGTTCCTATATCAGAAAAACTTAAAAAGATAAATCCAACAACCGATGAGTATGATGAGTTTGAGCATTACAAAACAATCATACCTAAAATGATTGCTAATGGTCATGCAGCTCATCAAACAATACCAGGTTATGAAAACTGTAAACCAGAGATAGAAGCATTTAGATGGTTTGATGGTGTTAATATACCTGTGCATGGATATATAGATTTAAAAGGAGATAAGGTAATTATTGAGGATAAATGTAAGTTTCCTAGAAAGGGTAAGATTAAAAAAGATGGCACTAGGTCTTGGTTTACCTCAAAGTTACCTGAAGACAAACCTGAACCTTATAATCTTTTGCAAGTAGATTTTTATTGGTCAGTATTCAAAGTGCCAGTTTATCTTTGTTATATCAATGAAGAAACTTTTAAAGTATTTCATGCAGGTAATTGTGAAGAACTAAAACCTGAAAACATAGAGAAAAGAATACCAAAGATTATTCAACGATGTAAAATTAGACAAAACTTAATGCAGTTAAGCAACGATGCAAAAGTAATCAAAAACTATATTCAACCTCAGTTCGATCATTATTTTTGGCGAAACGATTTAGATGAAAATTATCTGCAAGATGCAATAAAATTTTACGAAAGTTAATTACCAATCAAAGTTAGACTTAGGTTTATCTGAGTCCTCTTTCATGCACTGCCAATGAGCATGACCACCTCCATAAAAAGAAACAAAACTAT